TGGCGCACCGGGGATGCGCGCCTTAAAGTATATAAATCATTGATTTTTAATGAATATCTCTAACATCAAACGTTTTGGGACTACGTTTGGGACTACGGCGCGAGAACAGAGATGATCGTGAGCGTCAGCGCGTGAGTTACCAATATCGAGCGTAATAGCTGCGCTCGTGTGAGGCCACAAGATTTAAAATGTTTGGGGTGCTTGGGAATTGGTAACATTGGTAATCAGCCAAAAAACAGCGATTAAGTCATTGAAAATAATAGAGAATATAGGTTACCCTAAAAGGTAACATAAAGGTAATTCAATTACCTTTTAGAGGGTAATATATTCAAAAAATATTCATTATAAAAAACAAAGGCTTGAGCGCTCGTTACCTTTTGGATTACCCCAATGTTACCTTTAAAGGTAATCTCAAAACACAAATAAAAACAATGGCTTACACATCTGTTTCATGGGGTGGTTACTGATATTACCTGTTTCCCATGGTCAAAACTTAATTCAGGCTATTTCACCCGTCACATGCCTGCGCATTGCAATATTGCGTTCTGCAGAGATTTAGAAATATGAAGAATTGAAATTCCGCGCCAAAACACAGCCAATATAAGCCTCACACAGCGATATATGCCTGTTTTGGCCCCATATTGCGTATTATTCAGAGAAATGAATGTGGGCCTAGCATATCCTGACAGGTGAAGAAAAAACGCCACATCAACGGCGCGCAGGCGGGAGGGGAGAGCGCGCGCTGAGGGCTTTCGCCCATGAATGCCCTCGTTTGGGCTCAGATGTGTTCCAGGCATAAAAAAAGCCCCGCACTTGGCGAGGCTTCATGACCATGTTCCTGATGTCAGGCAGATGGTGGACTGATGGGCGTGTCTGGCGGGTGTGACTTGCCGTCATAGAACTCAACGCCGCCGATCACATCGCGCATGGCCTCATTTAGGTTCCGTCCGTCCTTATGGACAATCCCAAGCAAGCGCCCGAATTTTCCGCTCGCATCTTGGACCGTCTCCATGACAACCCAAACCGGCTCTTTCAATTCATGATATTTGACTTTGCGCGGGAAGTCAGCGGGATCCAATCCAAGGAACTCAATCAGCGCGTCCCGTTGGTCATAACCAACCTGAACATCATCGGAGTCAATCCCCTTGGATTTGCTGCGCTTAATCTCTTGGCAGTTGATTCCGTAAAGCCGGATTATCTCGCCATCTTTCCAAACGCTGTCGTACATATCGAGGTCGCCCACGATTGTATCTCCATCATAAATCGCCTTTATCAAAAAGCCATAGCGATAGGCTGGCTGTATTACAGGGTTACTCACTGTCAGTCTCCTTTTCAAAGTCGAAGGGTTTAAATTTGATGACTTCTTGGCCAAGCCATGTGTTGATCTCTTTCATCCGTTCTTGGATGGGGCGGATTTCGTTTTTCTCGAAGATGGTCTGAGCGTCAGCCGCACTGCCAAAGCCGCCCGTATTTGACGGGACAATGCCCATGAGTTGCGGCGGGACGCGGTGCGCCGCTAGGACATCATCACGCGAGATATTCTTGATGTTGGAAAATTGGTCTTTGGCCTGCGCCTCTGACAGATGGATAACCTGCAGGCCGTCTTTCTTGCCGTTGGGCGCGTACATGAAGAGAGATTTGAAATTGCCCGGTCCTTTGGACTTCTGAATTTCTTTCTCAAGGTGTTCAATATCCTCTTCATTGAAAGTATCGTCAGTCAGATACATGATGTAACCCGCGTGAGCGCCGTTCTCATAATATTTGCGGCGAAAGATTGTGGCGCTTTCATTGAGCCAAACAGAATTAAGGGCGGCGAGATAATCCGGCACACCATAAATTTCTTGGTTCACATCAGGTTCCATCAAATGAAACACGGCGTCTTTTTTGAAAGGGTGCATGGTGTCATCAGATTTGATGAAACCGAAATGGCCTTTCTTATGCTTGCGCATGAATTTTGCGGGCGCAGGCTTAAGCTCTAAAAGGCTTCCCAATTTGTTTTTGCGGTGCTCAAGATAGCTATTTCCGAAAACCAAATAATCTTGAACAAAGCGTGTAAACTCGCTGCGCGATAAAAACGGACTGTCAATGAAATTGGAAACAATCAGATTTCGTTTGACCTTAAGCGCGCTTGAATGATGGACACTGGATTTGAGCGTATCAGCCAAGCCCTGCATTGGCACAGGCAAATCATAATAGTTATCAAAGGACGGCGTCAGGAATCCGATGATGTTGCCTTTTTTCATCGCGGGCTCAGGATCTCCAAAGGCGAATGAGTGAATGCGTTTGGATTCATCCGTTAATTTTGATTTGGGTGTTTCCGTTTTTACTTTGGCCATAACATCCGTCCTTTTTTGGAGCCGCCAAGTTCATCAACGCTCTCAAGCGTTAATTCATCCAAGGCATTGAAGAGAGCCCACGCGATATCGGCGTGACCTGTAGCGCCGGAGCGTCCGGCTGAATAAGTGATGTGGCGAGAATTTGCCGTTTGTGATCGGTGAATGGCGAGCAGGCTTGCAACCATGTCAGACCATCCCGCGTCCCATTTGATGCGGCGGTTTTGAATGAGATGTTGCGCCTTGATGACAAGCCGTGTTTTGGATTCGACGCTGTAAATAATTTTCTTGGTGCGCGGAAAGAACTTTTTAACCAGCTCATAAACGCCAAGGCCCATGCCTGACGCATCAATATTGATTGAGCCAACATTGTATTTTTTCGTGAGCGCCTTGATACGTTTGGCCTGTTCATCAAAGCTGATATTGCTCCAGCTCAGTTTCTCAATGATGCGGAACATGCCGCCTGGCTCTGACGGCGGGAGAACAACAACCAAACTCGCATTGTCGATTGAGCGGGACGGGTCATAGCCAATCCAAACGGGCCTATCCCCAACTGGCCGCTTACTGAATGGTTTGAAGTCTGTCCATGCGGACCAACTATCAATCATGCAGCTTTGCAATTCTTTGAGACTGAATATTGACGCCGCCGCATCAATAAATTCGCACATCAACAGGTTTTTATATTCTTGTGTCGAATATTCTTTTTTCAGCGTCTCAATATCAAACAAGTCACAGCCGCCCGCCGCTGCATCTTCAACCGTCACCATTTGTCGCCATTGTCCATCAGGACAGACAAGGCCGTCTTTCAAATCTTTATGTGAAAGCTTGAACTTTTTCTTTTGGGCCTTGGGCAAGCCTTTATTGAATAGCTTGCCTGACCAGAACGGATGCGCGTCATGATCGAGGGTTGACGGCGTTGAAAAATATGTCTGACGCCATTTCTTGTGCATGGCCATGCCTGATGCGACTTTGCGCAAGACTTGGAATTTATGCACCCAAAAATATTCATCAAAATAAAGATGGCCATGATAGCTTTGCGCTGTGCGCGAATTAGTCCCAAGAAAATAGAGCGTTGCCCCGTTCCATAATTTTATCGGATCACCCTTAAGCTCAACACCTGTGACCTCTTTGATAAAATCAATGATATATCCCTTGAACACATGCGCCTGAGCTTTGGACGCGGATAGGAATATTTGATTGTCGCCTGTTCTGATGGCGTCCATGATAGCTTCGCGCGCAAAATACCAAGTAGCCCCGATTTGGCGGGATTTCAGAATATTGCGAATACGGTGCTTAAGCGCTTTTTGCCAGATTTTCTGATAGCCAAATAAGCCCTCTTCAAAAGCGGCTTCAAGCTTTTCAATATCCTCTTCGGACAGATAGTTTTTCTTGCCCTTGGATTTTCCGCGCTCTTTTAATTTTGGGTTGATGTCTGACGGCGTTCCTGTCGTTTGGAACTTTTCAATGCGCGCCGTGCGTTCTAATAATTTACCGAGACTATCAATTTCCTTGAAATCTCTGTCAGACTTTTCAGGCTTGGCAATGAGCTGGCATAAGCGAGAATGTGTTGTGGTATTGACCCGTTTTGCGACACTGGCTTTGTCCCATTCATCACGGCGTTTCCAACTATCAACCGTCTGATATTTTAAGTTTAATTCCTTAGAAATTTCAGTGACAGTGAAGCCAAGCCAATAAAGGCGCGCGGCCTCTTGGCGAGCGGATATAGTGCTGACTGTCATTCCCGCACATTATGGGTGACATTATAAAGGCAAGCGTAGTTTCAGTTCGTTATCGCCCATAACGGACTTAATGCACTTGGTTAAAATGACTTTTCTGGGCTTTGTGCATCCATGACACAAGCTGCGCTCATTTCTAAATTTTTTGCCATAGGCACATCAGGCCCAACAGTTGATGGCCGCGAGATAGACCCTGCTGATATCGACGCAATGGCGGCGAGTTATGACCCTGCAGAATATACAGCTCTTATCAACATGGAGCATTTCCGCTTTAAGTTCCCCGGCATGTCTCTTGGCAAAGTTGTTTCTTTGAAATCAGAGGCAGACGGCAAGGGTCGCCGCAAGTTATTTGCCCAAATTGAGCCGACGCCTTGGTTGTTAGATTTGAATGGACAGAAACAAAAGCTGTTCACGTCAATGGAAATCAAACCCAATTTTGCAAGTTCAGGAAAGCCTTATCTTATTGGTTTGGCTGTTACGGACAGCCCCGCCTCTCTTGGTATTGAGGCGCTTTGCTTTTCAGCGAAAAATGACGGTCCCACAGATGACCGTTTTAAAAACAATCTATTTACATCAAATTTTGAAACGGAGAATTTCGCCATGGCCGATGATAAGGACAAGCCGTCAGACACAAAACCTGCACCAAAGCCAGAAGGTGATGACACGCCGAAGCAAACCTTCGCTCAGAAATTCGCTGAAAAATTCAAGCCCGCGCAGAAAAAGAATGAGGATCAGTTCTCAGACTTGCAAGATGCGTCATTGGAGCTTGCCGATAAATTCACTGAGCTTGAGGATAAATTCTCCAAGCTTGAAGAGAGTAATGCGGCGCTTGTGAAAACAAACGAAGCTCAACAGGCCGAAATTACCAAGCTAACATCGGCGCTCGAAAACACGCCCGAAGGTGACGAGAGCCGCCCCCCTGCAACCGGTGAGAACGAAAACCAGACGGACTGCTAAACCTTAGCGCCCGTCAATCTCAATTTTACAAAGGAAATTCTCCCATGGTCGATAAACCCAAAACAGTTGAACAACAAATTGCCGCTTATCGCGCGCGCGTTATGGAATTAAACGGTGCGGACCCATCAAGCGACACAAAGTTTAATGTTCAGCCGGCTGTAGAGCAAAAGCTTGAGCAAGCCATTGTTGAAAAAGCTGATTTCCTGAAAGAAATTAATGTTGTTGGCGTCCGTGACCTTGAAGGCGAAAAGGTTGCCGTTGGCGCGAATGGCACAATTGCCCGCCGTACAAACACAGATAACAATGACCGCCAAACCAAGTCAGTTGTTAGCCTTGATGATGGCCGCTATCGCTGTGAGAAAACCGAATTTGACACGCATTTGAAATGGTCAACGCTTGATGCGTGGTCAAGTCAGCCAAACTTCCAAAAGCTTGTGAATGGCGCTGTGACAACTCAAATCGCGCGTGACCGCTTGATGATCGGATTCAACGGCGAAGAGGCTGCGGCTGAAACTAATCCGGCTGAAAACCCATTGCTTGAAGATGTCAATATTGGTTGGTTGAAGCACATCCAAACATCCAAAGCTGATGCCGCGCTTAATGGCGTATCAATCGGTGACGGCGGTGACTTTAAGACGATTGACGGCGCTGTTTATGCAGCGCGTCATGAGCTTATCGAGCCTTGGCACCGCAATGACACATCACTTGTCGCAATCATGGGCAGTGGCCTTTTGGTTGATAAGAATGTGGCCGCGATTGAATCCAACGAAGCGCCTACTGAGCGTTCAGCTTTGCAGACTTTGATGGCCAGCAATCTTATCGGAACACTGCGCCCACATCTTGTGCCGTTTTTCCCGTCTGATGCCATCTTGATTACAAGCCTGAAAAACTTGTCCATCTATTATCAGCGTGGCTCGCGCCGCCGCTATGTCAAACCAAACCCGAAACGGGACCGTTTGGAAGATTATCAATCTGTGAACGAATCCTATGTGGTTGAAGATTTTGACAAGGCCGCGCTAATCACCGGCATTAACATCTTGGCCGCTGCGCCTGCCGAATAAGGCAGGCCATTCGCCCACGTTAATTTTCAGGAGCTAATTTCATGAATGTATTCCGTCAACATAGAGAGCGCACATTAGCAGAGTCCGCGGCGCGCAAATCCGCAGACCAAGCAACAAGCGAAGGCTCTGTTGAGGGAAGCATTTATGAAAAGATGTTTGCGCAGCTCAATGCTCATAAAATTGAGCTTAAGGCTATCAAAAGCGTGAAAACAAAAGGCGTCCGTAAGGGCGAATTTCTTGATGATTATGCGGCCTATGTTGAAGGCATTTTAGCGGCTAATGAGCCCGTCCAAGATGATGTTGTTATGACAATCTTTGTTTGGGCGCTTGATGCGGAAAACATTGAACTTGCCCTGAGTATTGCTGAATGGGCTTTGGCTCATGACATTGCGCCGCCGCCTGACTTCAAACGCTCTGTTGCGTCTATCCTCGCAGAGGAAATGGCTGAATTGGCGCTTTCTGATATTGAGTTTATTTCTGAATATTCCGATTACCTTGAAACCGTCTCTGAAATGGTTGCCGAGAAAGATATGGCGGATCCTGTCCGCGCGAAATTGCTCAAGGCCATTGGTTATGCCAAGCGTGATGATGCGCCCGAAGAGGCCTTATCTCTTTTGAAGGAAGCCATTGAGCTTCATCCCAAAATTGGCGTGAAGCGCGACATCGAAACAATCGAGCGTCAATTTAAAAACGCCGCTGAAGCCAAGGCCAAAGAAGAGGCTGCAGCTCAAGCTAAGGCTGACAAAGAAACCAAAGCCGCTGCTGATGCGAAAGCTAAAGAAGAGGCCGCTAAAGCCAAAGCGGAGCAAGACGCCGCTGACGCGAAGGCCAAAGAAACACCCCCTGTCTCACCAGCCCCCGTCCTCGCTACGGAAACGAATGTGACTGAGTCCAATCAAGTCACAATTGAATCCGATAGCGAGGCGGACGGTGACGTTAAGGATGCGGCTGAAAATGCTGCGCAAGAAGATGAGTCCGAATAGCGTCACAATAATTCCGCATGGCGGTAGTGATGATGAAGATGATAATTTTGGCGGAACACCTTTCTATCCTGATTTCTCTTTAAGCGCTTTTCGTGATGCGATGCGGGTTGATACGACAATCCCGAATGGCCGCGTGAAAAATGCTGTGATCGATGCAGCCCTTAAAACGCTGCATGATTTATCCCCTCTCAGAGATAAGCATTCAGCGTTTGATAAGCTTGAAGATGTTCCCGCCGACGAAATGGACGGCGTTTCTGTGCTTGTGCACCGCTATCGCAGCGCTGTTTACAATGAAGCTAAGGCCTCATTGACAGAAAAATATCGGGATTTTGACAGTACCCAATCCGGCCATGAAGAGGCTGACAAGCTCGAAATGACCATTGAAGATTATCGCCGTGTCGCGCGTGAAAACATCAGGGCCATGCTTGGCAAGCCCCGCGCCACAATCAGGATTCTATAATGGGAACGCTTGTCACGCAAAAAGGCCAAACGCTGGATGACATTGTCTATCATGTTTATGGTGACCGCCCGCAAATGCTCGCCCCTCTTACAGATGCCAATACGCATGTTTTGGAACTTGGCGTTCATTTCCCCGCTGGAATTACCATCAATTTACCTCCTGTTTTAGAGACGCCTAAAACCGTCAAAACCGTCAACCTATGGGACTGAAAATGAAATTCTCGTCAGAAATAAATGCAGGCCACTTATTGACCGCCGCGTCTTTGCTTTTGTCCGTTTTCGTGGGGTGGTCAAATTTGGATAAGCGCGTTGCCGTTAATGAACAAAATATTCAATCCGTCAAAGAGATGGCAGAATCCAATTTTGAGACTTTTAAGGCGGACCTTGCTCGAATTGAAAGCAAACTTGACCGCCTAATTGAACGTGAAAACTGAAAGATAGATCATGACTAATCGAAAGGACACATCATGCTCAGACGTATATTCAACAACCCGCTTTCCGCACTTATTGTGGGAGTTATTTTATTCATTACTATGTGGTTTGTGTCGCTTTTTCCGAGTGATTATAAGCTTGGCCTTTTCTTACAATTCACAGGGACAGCGGCGTTTATGGTCGCGCTCATGCTGTGCCTTATCTGGCTTGTTTGGCGCATTCGGACAGTTTACGCCAATGTCAAAGGGATTGGGGATAACATCTCCCCTGACAGCAAAGCGAAAATGGCGAGCTTCACTTATCTCTCTGTTGCTATTGTTATGCTGGCCGCTGCAATCCTTTGCATCGGTTGATACTGGGGTTGAACTTCCCCCGCGATTTAAAGACTGCGCAGTCCATCAAGCGGATATAGAAAAAGCGGTCAAGCGCCGTTTCCCAAAGGACTTTCAATATCCCGCCGTATGGCGCGCGCAGCTCTATCAGGAAAGCCTTTGTGACCCCGCCGCCAGTTCCCATGCAGGCGCGGGCGGGATTGCCCAATTCATGCGCGGGACTCAACGCGAAGTTGGCAAGCGCCTGGGCATTGATTTTGACCGTTATAATGCGCGCCAAGCGATTGATGCCGGCGCGTATTATCAAAACCGCGTAACGCATACATTTAGGCGGCGCAACAGAACGCCTGCGCAGGCCTATGAGCTTGGCGCAGCGTCTTATAATTCCGGCCTTGGCAATGTTCTCAAATCTCAACGGCTCTGTAATAATGCCCGTCTTTGGGATGATATTGCGCCATGTCAGAACAAGGTCACAGGCCGTCATGCGGCTGAGACAATTACCTATGTCAGCCGCATTAAACGCTGGACCAATGAAGCCGAAGATGCGCGGCCTTGGAATGTTCCTGCAGGGTGGCGCAAGACTATCACGGCTCCGCGCCGCCAAGCTCTATATGACGGCCTTCCTGTGCGCCGTTGGTTTACAGGGCAATCATGGTGCACATATTTCCCGATATGGGGAGGATGGGCCACGGCGGGGCATTGTCTTGATGAAGTGCGCGCCGCAGGAACGCCGCCGCCATTCTTAGACGGCTTAGAGATTAAACATGCTCCCTTTGTGATTGATGCGGCGCTTTACGGCGTGAGTTTTCCAAATAAAAGCCCTGCGCCTATGATCGAGGGTGAGTCCATAGAAACCATTGGATTTCCCGCAGGCTCAGACGCTCTGACATATCGCAAAGGCCGCGCATATTTCAAACGGGCTGATGGCGGCGAGGCTTATGAGCATGGCGGCTTTATTGTCGTTTTGGAAACAGGCCCGCGCCCAACCTTCGAGCGAGAGCCCGTTGTTGGCGGTCAATCAGGTTCGCCCGGATTAAATGCCAAGGGCGCACCCGTTTGCATTGTGGTCAACCAAAACGGCCTGACTGATTTGACGGGTGACGGACGGCCAGACAATTCATTTGATTGCGTGGCTCTCAGTGATGTTTGGGAGATTTTGAAGTGATAGGGCTAGGGCTCAAATCTCTATCTTGTTTATTGAAACCTAAATCGTTGATGGTGATTGCCGCCGTCATTGCTGTGACCCTGATCGGCCTGAAAATAAACAGCGCGATTAAGGATTATGGGTCCGCGCAATATGCGGCCGGAAAGCTCGCTTGCGAAACCGCCGTGAAAGCGAAAGCTACGGAGAGCAAGGCCAAGATTGATGCCAATAAAGCCGCCGCCGATACCGAAGCCGCGAAAACTGAAACAATATATGTTGATGTTGTCCGCGAAGTTGCCGTGACAGATGCGGTTTTAATCGCTGAGAATGATGCTCTGCGAGACACCCTAAAACGCCTGAAAATGGAGAATGATAATGCGCCTGTTGATGACTCTCTCTGCGCTCGCACTGCTATCCCTGATGACAGCCTGCGCGTCCACACAGAAATTGACCGTCTCTTACGAAGCGATTGAGGTTCCAAGTGAGCCAAAGCCAATTGACCCTGTTGGCGATGATATCAAAGCTGAACCGCCAATGCCTGATGTTCCCGCTGCGGGCGGTTACGGCGCGTCTGATGTGCGCGCAAAAGCCTTTGGATTATGGGCTATTGAATTGCGCAAATGGGGACGTGGCCTTGTGAGCGCCATAGAAACCCGTGAAGAGGCGCAAGGCATTATCATCACCCGTCAGAAAGAAGAGCGCGCCGCCGCTCTTGCGAGACTTTCAGCGCTTCAATCTGCGGAAAATATAGAGGATTAATCATGCAAGCCCTTGCCGCCCTTCGCACATATCTCATGGACAATAAGGCCTTAAAACTTGATGCGGCCAATCTTATCACATTTGTTGAAAATGGGACGGTTTACACGGTTCCAGGCGCGTCTCTGAATGGTGGCAAGGACGCCAATAAAGATTTTCAGTTGCAATATGACGGCGTGATTTATGTCTTGGGCGTGTCATTGGATTCGCGGTATTTGTGCTGGCTTATTGGCGAATGGATGAACGCGCATCAGCCTGAGCACACGCTTGGCGATATCGGTTTTGAGGCTGACATTCTCAGTCACAGTGAAGTTGAGTTTGAATTTAGGCTTAAGATGAAAGAGGATGTGAAGGTCATAGAGAATGATGAAGGCACAACCCTGACATCTTGTTTAGGAAAAAGCGATTGTCCGATATTGGGAGTCATGATCGCGGACGGTCCAAGTCCCGCGCCTGAGCCTTATGATATAGATATTGCGCCAAATTCAGACGCTCATGTCTGATAGTCTTGAAGACATTGAGGGCTGGATTAAAGACACGCTTGAAAGCCTGTCACCCCAAAAACGCGCCAAAGCCTTGCGCAGAATTGGGACTCACCTTCGTAAGAGCACCCAAGGGCGAATATCGCGGCAAGTTGGGCCTGATGGCTCGAAATGGAAAGCGCGCAGGAACGGCAAACGTACAAAGATGATGAAGGGGCTGCGCTTGGGGCGAAATCTAAAAGTGCGTTCATCCTCTCAACATGTCAGTGTTGGTTGGTCTGGCAAGACAGGCGGCATTGCGCGTGTTCATCATTATGGGTTACGTGACCGCGTTTCCAAAAAAGGCGTCCGCGTTAAATATGAATCCCGCGAGCTTTTGGGTTTATCGGGCGATGATGTGGATGCCGTGAGCGAAATTATAGAAGATTTGGTGACGGAATAATCATCAATCAAAATTGCCAATTGGTTCGTTATTGGCGATATAGAACGCAATTCATTATAAAGACTGAGCATATGCCACTTAATTGATTGGGATATGGAAACCCGTCAATTTCACAACCTCATTGTCATTGGGACAATCGACACACTGTCAGATGACGGCTTGTCTGCACAAATTCGCATTGGCGATATTGTGACGGATATGCGTCCCCTTCCTGCGCTATATGGCCAGAACTTTACCGCTAATCGCCCTGTACTCGATACGGCGCAAGTTGTTTTAAATTGCCCATCGGGTGACCTTGAAAATTCTGTCATCATTGGCTTTCTTTGGTCAAAGGATATTCAGCCTTATACAACTGAGCGTCATATTGACGGCCTTAAATTTAAGGACGGAACGCAGATTGAATATGACAGCGAAGCCCAAGAGCTGCGAGTTAAGACGGTTGGCAAACTTATTGTTGAAGCCGCAAAGACAATAGACATCACGGCAAGCGAGAACATTACAATCACATCAGGTGGGACATTAAAGCTCGCCGCGCAAGCAATCGAAATTGAAGGCCCTGTTACGCAAACAGGCGGTGATATGACTTCTGATGGCATTTCTGCGCAACAGCATAAGCATGATGAAACGGGCGTAAAAACTAAGGTTCCATCATGAGCGCCGTAGTCCGCGATATAACAGGCATGTGCGAGACAACAGGCACTTTGATTAGCGGCGTTGCGCATGTAAGACAGTCACTCTCTCGCATTGTTTTAACGCGGCTCGGAACACGGACTCAGCGCCGTAATTTTGGTACGAATATTTTGCCGCTTGTCTCGGCACCGGGCAATGACGCCACGCGGGTCAAAACCATTGCCATTATCGCTAAAGCCATTTTGACTTGGGAGCCGCGCGTCAAGCTCTCTCACATTTTATTTAATGTTGATTTTGATGGGCGCGGCGTGATCGAGATTAATTGCAGCTATAAAGGCCAAGCTATTAATCAACAGGTTCCTGTTTTGGCAGGTGCATCATGAGCACGTCACCTTTTTCCAAAATAGACTTGTCTAAACTGCCTGCGCCCGAAGCTCTGATTGAAATGAGCTTTGATGATATTCTTGAAGAATTGACCGCCCAGTTTAAGGCTGACAATCCTGAATTGGCCGATAGCCTTAATTTTGAAAGCGAGCCGATAGCCGCGCTTAACCAAGCATGGGTTTATCGTGAGCAACAATTGCGCGCCTATTGGAACACTCTGTTTAAGCAAACATTCTTAGCCTTCGCCACAGGTGACACTCTCGATCACCACGCCGCCTTAATTCCATTGACGCGCAATGAAGGCGAAAAAGACACCGAGTTTAAAGCCCGCATTCAGCTCGCCCCCGAAGCCTTCTCAACGGCGGGGCCTGCAGGTGCTTATGTTTTTCACGCCAAGGCCGCGAGCCCTGATGTGATTGATGTCTATGTTCCCGAAGTGACCGAAGATACAGCGGGGCATGTTGATGTCTTTGTATTGACGGCTGACGGCGCAGATGTAGCCGCAATTATATCATCCATTGAATCCAAACTGTCTGATGACAAACGCCCCCTGAATGACTTTGTGTCTGTCTTGCCCGCCGTGCGCGTGGATTATGAAATTGATGCGGTCTTATCCATCAGTGAAGGCCCTGATAGCGCTGTAGTGGTCGCCGCCGCCGAAGTGAGCGCGCAGGCTTATATTAATTCTCGCCTGAAATTCGGGAAAGCTATTTACCGCACAGCCCTAGCCGCTGCGCTTGTTGTGCCGGGTGTTGAAAACGCGGAACTGACTGAGCCCGCCGCCGATATAATCATTGCGCCAAATGCAGCCGCGCGCCTGACATCTATTTCAGTGACATCAAATTCAGAGACGGGGGCTGCAAATGCTTAAAACCATCCTGCCTCCGAATGCGACAGCTCTTGAGGTCGCGCTTGATACCAATAACGCCAAGCGTTTTGATACCTTGATGGACGCTACAAGCGAGTCCTCAAAGACGTGGTCCGCCTCTGATTGTCCTGCGCCTCTCTTGCCGTTTCTTGCCTGGGCTTTATCCGTGGACACATGGAATCCTGATTGGTCTGAGAAGGTCAAACGTCAAGTCATTTCATCCTCTGTTTTTGTGCATCGCCACAAAGGGACGCGCGCGGGAATTGATACAGCCCTGAAAGCCTTGGATTTAGGTGTGAGCCTTTCTGAGTGGTTTGAACACGGCGGCGAGCCTTACACATTCCGTGCTGACGTTGACATTTCGGGACGTGGAATCACCGGCCAAGAAATCAATGACATTTATGATGTTATTTATTCCACCAAAAATGCGCGCTCATTCTTAGAGCGTTTGCGTGTCTTTCTGGCTGCGCCCTTTGATAAAATACGGGTGGCCACACTTTCACTTGGGCAAACGCTGAATATAGGCGCTTATATTCCCAAACTTCCCGTTCAGCACATGCCCCGCGTTCACGCCATGGGCCTTCATTCTGTCCAAACCATTTCCATAGGAGCTGCAAATGTCTGATTATCTTATGCGATTGACAGATATCGGGCGCGCTAAAGACGCAAACTCACTTCTTGTTGGTGGATCCCCGTTAAAGTTTCATGAGTTTGCTGTTGGTGACGGTCAAGCCTCGCCAAATTACGCGGCCAATTCCTTGCAAAATGAAGTGTGGCGCGGCCCCGTTTCGCAAATTGAGATTGCCGATGCAGGCGCGGGGCTTGTCTCAGTTATCGGAATTATCCCCCCTGATGAAGGCGGCTTTTATATTCGCGAATTAGGCTTGTTTGATGATGACGGCGATATGATTGCGCTTGTCAAAACGGCTGAAACGGAACGCCTTAATCCCGAAGTTGGACAGGTTACAGAACAGCTTTTGAAGGTTCAAGTTCAAGTGGTGAACGCCTCTAAGGTCACCTTGATTATGGATCCTACAATTATTCATGCGTCCCGCGAATGGGTCGAGCAAAGGATTTTGCCAGCCTATCTTATGGCCTGTGTGAACGCGCTTGAAATCGACAAAATAAAATATCCTCAAGGAGTATAAACATGGCCACGGCACAGGAATTAATCGACATAGTTACAATTGGTTTTCAAGAAAAACTTGATGACTTAAATGCAGCCAAAGAAGCCGCTAACCAAGCCGCTACAGCCGCGCTTGCTCAATATGAAAACGCCTTTGCTATTGGACTGCAGCGAACGCTTTATTACGATGAAACAAGTGACCTTGAAAACACCACAGGTCTATCAGCCGACTCCCCTGCAACGTCTTGGGAGCAACTGACTTTGTTGTTTCGCTCAGGTTTACTGAACAACATTAATCTGATGTCCGATGTGACTGTTGATTATGTGCGTTTTATTTCCGCTCCCCCTGCCGCATTAAGTTTCACTGGTCGCGGTGTCGGAAATGTAGGGCTTCAACAGCGTACAATGCGCTTTGTCGATGCAATAAACATTGCAGGATGGGCAGGCGGTTTATATTTTTACGCAGGCGGCGGCGTCGAAATTTCGCCATACAAAGTTGACATTGAAGCGGCATATACTGCGGAGCGCTCACCCATCCACGTTCAAAAAGGCCGGTTTGAGGTATGGATTCAAACCGCCACAATCTCTCGGACCGGTACAAGTTCCCGCGCTATTTTTGGCGGCGAATTTTCAGCGCACTTTGACGTGAAGGCAACCAGTATTGACCCAAGCGCCGCCGGTTACATCATTCAAAATGTGCCAGCAGGCGGTGACCCAAATGTCATCAACGGCATCACAGCATCATTCACTCAAGCTTAGGAGACACCTATGTCAAAAGACAGTCCAACACCTATTGGAGCCCCTGAGTTTGAGGTTCCAAATAATCCAACCATTACTCTCAATGGCATTGAGCATGACTTTGAGAGCGTTTCAAAGCTACATGGTAAAGATGCCGACAAAATCTTTTCGGAAGGGCTTGCTCGCAAGGCAGGCATCGCCAAGCGCGACAAAATCCGCGCGGCTATCACAAAAAACGTAGGTGACCCGCAAGCCATTTTGGGAACAACGGCTGATGTCACGCAGTTAAATGCGGCCGCAGTTCTTGCGCTGATTTCAGCCTTTAAGACAGGTGATACATTCTCGAAGTTTCGCGGTACATTCATGGCAACTATTGAAGCCCTTGTTCCTCCGGCTGATGGCGCGGATGTTTACACGCAAGCTCAACAGTTTTTGGCGGGCGTTCAATCCGGCGATATCGTCCTGACAGCAGCGCTTAAGGGCCTGCCCGAAGTTCTTGGCGAAATGGCGGGGCGCTCAACAGGCGTTGCCGCAATCTTGGCCCAAGCGAAAGCCGCGAAAGACTAAGATGTCCAGCTTCACCCGCGCAGCTCTGTTTATGCCGATAGTTGAAGGCCCCACTGCGGGTAATTGGCTGTCGGTTGAGGCGTTCAGCTTTTTTGAAAGCGATACGCTGACAGGCCCGTCAATCGACGTGGGCGCGAGTGATGAATCCAATGGCGCGGACATCCCGCCTTTATGGGCTGTTTTTGGGATAGTCACGATCATGGCTTGGGTGTTTTTGCCCATGCGTGACGCCTGCATTATCGGGCTTATCGCTTCGTCTTTAATCGCTTGGCTATTTCCGAAGGTTCATGCTGAATATATTGGCGCTGTCTTTGTCCACGATATTGGACTGACAAAACACCGTCATATATTTTCCCGCAAGCGTATCGACAAAATGTTTCTGACGGCCATGCGCTTGCAACGCTGGAAGCTCACCAAGTGCCCTGAATTTAATGACCTTCGCCGCCTGTCCATATGGGCGCTGAGAGAGGTTCCACTATGGGCATGGCGCTATGTCAGGCCTTATCTGATTTTTGGTGGTGTGAGCCTTTGGGGAATACTCAAAGAACGCCGCGATTACTTCCATCCAACATCCAACCCAACTTTTCAGTCAACAGAGTCCCAAGGAGATTTCACATGACACAATATCACCACGGCGTAAGCGTCATTGAGATAAATGAAGGCACGCGGCCCATTCGGACCATTGCCACAGCCGTTATTGGCTTAGTGGCCACAGCGTCAGACGCGGATAATGATTATTTCCCGCTTAACACCCTGACACTTGTAACTGATATCGACACAGCCATTGGCCATGCCGGTGAAGATGGAACTTTGGCGCTCGCACTTGAAGCTATCGCCGCCCAGGTCAACCCAATTGTGATTGTCTCGCGTGTTGAAGAAGGCGCAGACGAAGCCGCAACCAAGGCCAATGTTATCGGAGACTATGTTGACGGTAAATATACGGGCATTAAAGCGCTTGAAGCCGCGAAAACACGGTTTGGCTTTGCCCCTCGCATCATCGGCGCACCGGGCTTTGAATCCGATACAGTTACAGCGCAGCTTGTGACAACCGCACAGGCCGTGCGCGGCTTCGCCTATGCTCAAGCCCCTGTGAGCACAAAAGAAGAGGCCGTTGCCTTGCGCGGCAATTACGGCGCGCGTGAGCTTATGTTGTTATGGCCAGATGTGATGTCAGGCGAAACAAGCTTGCTGACAGCCGCCTATGCTATGGGCCTTCGCGCCAAAATTGATGCTGAGACAGGTTGGCATAAAACGCTGTCTAATGTGCCTATCAACGGCGTAACGGGTATCTCGCATGATGTGACATGGGATTTGCAAAATCCTAATACGGATGCAGGTGTGTTGAACGCCGCCGAAGTCACAACGATCATCAATGAAAACGGCTTTCGTTTTTGGGGTGACCGCACGACATCAGGTGACCCGCTATTTGCGTTTGAAAACTATACGCGCTCGGCTCAAATCATTCGTGACTCCATTGCAGAGGCTCACCTTTGGGCGATTGATAAGGGTATCACCAAAACAACCGCTCGCGATATTGTCGAAGGTGTAAACCGTAAATTCCGTGATTGGGTAGCTCAGGGCTATCTCTTGGGCGGTAGCGCGTGGATCCGCACAGATGCCAATGGCGTTGATGTTGTTAAAGATGGCAAATTGGTCATTGATTACGATTACACGCCAATCCCGCCGCTCGAAAACCTTCAATTCCGTCAGCGCATTACCGATTCTTATATCGCTGACCTTGTCGCGGCAATCGCCACTTAATCACGCAACCACAAAACGCTGATTTTGTGACAGCGGTTAATTTTTAAGGAGAACTCACATGTTACCTAAAACCATAAAAAACGCGAATGTCTTTTTTGAAGGCGATAGCTGGGCGGGGCGCTTTGATGAAGTGACCTTTGGCAAACTAACCCGTAAGCTTGAAGGCTATCGTGGGGGCGGCATGGGCGCAGAGGTCAAGATTGACCTTGGCTATGATATGCCTGAGCCAGAAATCACGCTGAAAGAGCACGTCCCTGCGCTTATTGAGAAATGGGGCGAGTGCGCGGCTGATGGCGTTCTTTTGCGTATCTTAGCCGGCGCGAATAGTGACGGGCCAAACTGCCCCCACGACACGATTGAGCTTGTGATGCGTTGCCGTCCAATGGAAATCGACTTTGGATCCTATAAGGGCGGTAGCCTGACGGATAAAAAGGTGCAGCTCACCACGTCATATTTCAAATATGTGCTGAATGGTGAAACTCTTATCGAGCTTGACCCTGTCAACTTGATCGAGGTTGTTGGCGGCGTTGACCGTACAGCCAAACTTCGCGAGGCGATTGGCGTTTAGCGCCAATCCATCCCCCTTTAATTCTCTGATTGGAAGATAAAACTATGAATCCCATTACACTTAAAAACCCGATTAAGCGCGGTGAAAAAGAAATTTCCGAAGTCACTATTCGTGAGCCCAAAGGCGGTGAATTGCGCGGTATTTCATTGGCTGAATTTTCAGAACTCAATGTTGATGTGGTTTTGAAAATCCTTCCCCGTGTTTCAACGCCGTCTCTGACTGAGCAAGAGGGTGATACGCTCTGCGCTTTAGACCTTGTTGCCATTGGCGCAGCTATGCTTGGCGCAAAACAGGACAAGGCGGGAAACGGTACTACCCAGAAAGCATAGAGCGCGGCTGGATGGACATAAATCTGATTTTAGGCGGGGCATGGCCCCCGTCTGAATTAGACAATATGCCACTCCAAGACTTTCTGAACTGGTACAACATGGCGCTCGAAACTCACAAGGAGCGTGAAAAAGCCCATAGGCGATCATAACACAAGGCGCTGTCATGCCGCAGGATAAAGATTTCAATTATAATTTACGCTTTGCGGGGATTGATAAGCTCACCCCCGCACTCGCGAAAATTCAAAAATCCATAGGCACGACAAGTAAAGAGCTGCGCGCGATGAAAACCGCGCAAAAGCAATTTGGGAAATTTAAAACCCTTCGCGAAAACTCCAAGAAATTACAGGCGGACCTTAAGAACGCCTCGCGCGAAACCGCTGATTTAGGCCGTCAAATTTCAAAGACATCTAATCCGTCGCGCAAAATGACGGCTGATTTCAAACGCGCGCAAAAGGCTGTCCAGGCGCTTAAGCAACAACAAGCCAAAGAGATCCAAGAACTCGCAAAACTTGGCAAAAGCCTGAAAAAAGCAGGGCATAACACGCAAGACTTGGGCAAGGGACAGCGAAAGCTAAAATCGGACATAGCCCGTTCAACGCGCGAGCTTGAAACCCATAGGCGAAAGTTAAAGGGCGTCAGTGACCAATATCGCCGCAGCAAAGATGCTCGCGATAAATATCAAAAATCACTCCAAACCTCTGCTAATCTAGCCGTTGTTGGCGCGTCAGGTGTGGCTGTAGGCACAAGAACGCTTAAAGGCGCATATGGATTTGTTGACAGCGTCAGGAGTCAGGAAAACAATATCGGACGCCTTAATAAGCTTGGTAAAACTGATGATGATATTAAAGCTATTCGGCCTCTATTTGAAGAAATCGCGGATAAATTTGCGTACATTGAAACATCAGATATCTTTGGTGCAAATTATGATGTCGTTTCCGCGCTTTCAGGACTCGATAACGCAGCGCAAGCCCATATCACAGGATATTCAGCGGTATTAGGCCGCGCAGTCGATGCAAGTGCGTCCGAAATGACCGCCCTAGCAACAACAGCGCACGGTATGTTCAAAGGCCAAAATAAAGATTTGAGTGATATTGAATTTTTTGATGAATTTGCATCAACTATTGCCGGTAGCGTTAAAGCCTTTAAGACCACTGGCCCTAAAATGGAGCAAGCTTTTCGCTCTGCCGGTCCTATTGCGGCTAGTATCGGGTTCTCCATGGAGGAATATGCCGCTATTCTTGGTGCAGGCCAAAAAACTATGGAATCCGGAGATGTGGGTACAGCCTTTGCCTCATATGCAAATGGCATTGTGAAGGCGCAAGAGGCTTTTGCTGAACAAGGGTTTGATATTCAGCTTTTGGATGAAAACAATCAGGCGCGGGGAATATCTGATGTATTGAAAGATTTCAAAGCTGAATTTGGGGATGAATGGGATGGTGAAGAACAGGCTATAATCAAAGATGCGTTTGGACGTAAAGAGGCTCAAAAGTTTCTAGAATCCATGAGGCTGGCTGAGTCCGACATGTTAGCAGGGCTTGAGCAAATCCAAGCAAACAAAACTATTGGCCTTGCAGCCGTTGAAAATATGGCCCTACGCGGCGATCAGAACGGCGATGCTGAAATTCAAAAGGCAATTGAAGACTTGCGCGCCATGAAAAAGGATATCGGCTACGCCCTCTTGCCTGTCCTGAAACAAATGATTCCAACTTTTCAGAAAATCACGCGAGGTATTCGGGATTTCACTGAGAAACATAAAACACTTGTTGGTTTTGTCGGAATGGGCGTGGTGATATTCGGCTTGCTCGCGACAGTCTTTGGCGGTCTGACAATCGCTCTCGCAAGTATTTTAGGCCCAATGGCTATCCTTAAAATGTCACTCGGCGTTTTGGGCATAAAAGGCCTCAAGTTGGCAAAGATATTGCCCATCCTTGGAAAAGGGCTTTTATTTGCGGGCAAGGGCGTCATGTTTGTTGGTCGCGCGCTCTTAATGAATCCAATTGGCCTCGCCATCACAGCCATTGCCCTAGGCGCGTTTTTAATCATCAAATATTGGAAGCCCATCAAGGCCTTCTTTGGACAGATGTGGGGTTATTTCAAAACAGTGTTTGCGTGGTCACCTTTGGGGCTCTTGATGCGCGGCTTTGGAGCGGCGTTCAAATGGCTGAGAAACCTGTTTGGCGGGCCTAAAGATAGCGCGCAGAAAACATGGAAATTCTTCAAATTCCTATTCGCATGGTCACCTCTTGGCTTATTTACACGCGGCATTGGCGCAGGCTTTAGAGTCCTAAAATCAATCATAGGCTCGCCGCGGCAAGCCGCGCGCAAAACATGGGCCACATTTAAAACAGTTATGGCATGGTCACCTGTTGGACTTGTCACGCGCGGCATTGGCGGCGGGTTTAAAGTTTTAAAGTCAATTTTGCGCTCGCCTCGTAAAGTCGCGAGTAAAACGTGGAACGGCTTCAAAACCGTCATGGCGTGGTCACCTTTGGGCCTTATGAAAAAAGGATGGGACAGCCTGCCCGATGTGTTTTCATCCATATTTGGAAAGCTCAAAAAGCTGACAGGGGCGGCAATGGACAAAATCAAAGGCTTTCTATCGGGACCAATGGAGATGATCGGAAAGTTCAAGAAAATATTCAGCTTCAAGGGCCTTAAAGACAAGGTCAAAGTGCCGGATATTGCGCCTGTCATCAAAACAGGCGCAGCTATTGGAGCTGTCGCGTTATCGCCTGCGCCTGCATTGGCTCAATTATCGCCCGGTCCCAATATCAGTGACAGCCCTTTATATGCGCCTGCGCCGGCCGCAGTGAATGAAGGCGACACAATCATTCATGTTCACGCCGCGCAAGGCATGGATGAAAAATCCCTCGCTGCATTAGTTGCAAAGGCCTTGGAAGATCATGAGCGTAAAAAGAAGCGCAGAACAAACAGCGCCCTTTCGGATATTGAGGATTAATCATGTTAATGAGCTTAGGCGAATTTGTTTTTGAGCGCGGAACGCTTGCGCCCAATGAGATCAATAAGTCACTGACGGCTAACCTTCCCAAACAAAATAGATATGCGGGACGCCCTGCCGTGCAATTTGCAGGCATTACAGGCGAAACCATCTCTATGCCTGGTATTCTTTATCCAGGCTCCAAAATCACAGGCACAGCGCGGGATTTGCAAGAGCTTAAAGGGATGATGGTGACAGGAGATGATTATGTCCTTGTGGGCGGTGATGGCTATGTCAGCGGATTGTTTAAAATATCCTCGATCACGGAAAAACTCACATTGCTTGATGGGGATGGTCGCGCCCAAAAGATAGAATTTGATGTGGCCTTAGAGCGTACAGATGATGACCGCGTTGAAAGAATTGAAACTTAATGGCCGCTATTTGGAAAATTGAGCATGATGGGAATGACATCACGGACAGGCTTGCGCCGCATTTTGTATCACTCTCGCTTTCAGATGAACGCGGGATTACTTCTGATGATTTCAGTTTCACGCTTGAAGATGTCAAAAGTGATTTAGAACTTCCCGCTGCAGGGAGCAAAATTAAGTTCTGGCTTGGAGATGATGACACAGGGCTGATATTCAAAGGCCTGTTTATTATTGATGAACTGGAATCAAGCGGACCGCCTGACATTATCGAAATCAGGACAAATGCGGCTGACTTCACCAAAGGCCTTAAAGTCAAAAAAGAAGCGTTTTTTACTCAGACAACCATTGGCGACATCACGGCCACAATAGCAGGCTATCACAATTTGAAACTTGCCGTGTCGCCTGAATTGGAGTCGCGCGCTATCGATCACCTTACGCAGACCAATGAGAGTGACCTAAATTTACTCAAGCGCCTCGCCAAAGATAACGGCGCTTATTTTGACGTGAAAAATGAAACCCTGATATTTTCGCTTGAGGCCATCACCAAAACGACAACAGGCCTGCAAATCCCAACATTCAACCTCGACCGCTCTGAAACTGAAACTCACAGATTTTCAGAGAAAGCGAGAAAGCACCAATTTACAGGAGCCAAAGCCGCGTGGAATGATACTGAAAATTCAGTAAAAAAATGGGAACTCATAGGCGACGATGACAAAGTGAAGGCCTTGAGCGGGATTTATCCCAATGAAACCAAGGCGCGAGATGCTGCGCAGGGTGAATTTGACCGCCTGCAGCGCGGGGAATTGTCCATGTCTATCACGCTGTCACGCCCTGCGCCTGCGCTCATACCTGAAACGCCCGTAAATCTCTCAGGGTTTAAACCTGTCATCGCAAATGCGTCATGGGTGATAAAATCAGTCCGGCATGTTTTGGGCGATCAGGGGTTACGCACAGATTTCGATATGGAAACACAACTTCCTGTATAATGCCCCGCATATACCTGTTGACTCTTTGTTAATGTTCTCACTATGTTCTATAGGTATTTAATCCTAAAACTAAGGTGTAATGTGGAGAGTGAAGACACAATAACAGAGGCAGGACGTGTGGTTTTGATTATGAAAACCCGTCAGCAAACGCGATTGAGTTTTCAATACCTCTATGATCTCACCTATGCCATGGGACGGCGCGCCATGACGGACACGCTTAGTGATGTCGTCAGATTGAAGCTGCAGCCCGCATCCTAGCTGTAAATATCATCAACAGAAAACCCAAAGGCCTCTGACAGCCGCATTGCGCTCATGGGCGGGATTAGTTTTTCACCTTTCTCAAACGCCTCGATCATGGCCACGTCAGGCTTTTTACCTTTGAATATTCGCGCCTCTTTCGCAAATTCAGCAAGGCTCTTGCCAAGGCTCAGGCGCAAGAACTTCAAATTCTTTGCCGCCTTTATACGCAATAGGCGCTCTTCATCGCGCTCTTCATCAACCATATCGGACTCAGTAAACGGGTCATAATCGCCATCAATGATATAGCCTGCCCCGTCAATCAGCGCTTGATAAGGCACGTCCAATGCGCGCGTCCAAGCCAAAAACGTCATCAAACTGACGCTTTGTTTTCGCCCGTTCATAAAATCTTTCAAAGAATTATTGCTCAGTCCTGCATCGCGGGAAACTGCCGCCATGCTCATATTTCTTAGAGATAACAGCAATTTGATGCGCCGCCGCAGCTCTTCGGCAAAGAGTTCATTATCAAAATCCATAGCATTGCTCCCCTTGATGGGTGTTTTTTCTATTGACAGGTGAAATAACACCCGATATGTGTAGCGACATGACAACACGCAAAACATTACTTGAACGTATCAATCACTATCTGAGAGCAACGGGGAAAAGTCCCACAAAGCTGTGCAGTGAAGCCGGTGTGGATCACCACGTTATTTCAAAACTGAAAAACGGTGAGTCCATCACGCTTCGCTCTATCGAGCGATTAGAGGACACACTTGCACTCTGCCAATTGGTTGATGGGAAAGCGGCTTAATGCGCCATTCCCGTCACTCATATGTGGTTCTGGTTAAGGCGATAATCTCATTGCCTGTCCTTTCTATGTTAGCCCTTAAAGGGATAACCAGAACCACAGCCATAATAAAGGGGAAAAAACGCCCATACTTCCCCTTTGCCCCCGTCAGGTGCGGAGCAGCTCATGCGTAACTCTGCTCTGACAGTCCATTTATCAGCCGTCACGCAAGCCCTAATTGACGCTTGTGGGGGCTTTATCGCCGCTGCGCTTGAATGCGATGTTTCAAAATCTCAACTGCAACGCGCCGCAGACCCTAATCATTCCTACACCCTCAAAGCGTCAACAATCTGGCATTTAGAGCAGGCTTGCGGACACCCCATTGTGAGCCGCGCGCTCTTTAATATGAACGCCGTAAAATCTGTCTCTGATTCCTGCCCTCTTTATCTCGGCATTGATTTTGCTGACAGCGCAACTGATTTGACCGTGGCAATATCGGCATCCCTGAAAGATGGGGAAATCAGCATATTTGAACACCGCGATCTGACAGGCCGCACAACCGATATTCAAAGCCAATTATCAGAGCTTGGACAAGCCTTTCAGCCCCATCTCGCCACCACTTCACACCCAGTTCCTGAACTGAAAGCCCTATCATGAGAGATGGTCACCCAAAGGCTCAAGGTGGGCCTGCCAAAAAGAAAAAAAGCACATTCAAATGTCCTGATTGCGGCTCACCGTGTCCTGTCACATCAACCAAAAATCTGACGGACACCGTCAAAGAGTTTTACGTGTGTTGTTCAAATGATGCGTGTGGTGGCCGGTATGTTTTTGCCAGTGAGCCCGTCCGCGTCTTGGTCCCAAGCCAGACCCCCAACAAACTTATCAATTTACCTCTGTCGCGCATCGCGCCGCAAAAACCGTCTGCGGCTTAAGCGCCGTTGATTCCGACACAACAAGGAGAACTGTAGCGCCCCGTCCCTAACACATTCACCCAAACCATAACGCTGGAGAGATTTTCATGGTTTATTTATTCGTCCCAATTGTCATTTATTTGTGCATCGGCATTGCTGATGGACTTCGATATTTAATCAACAACAGCTCGCAAGACGCGCCTGTCCTTCAATTATTCATCGCATTTATTTGGGGCCTGATGTGGCCACTTCGCGCCTCGGCGTTTCGCTTCAATTCTTCTGCAAATCATATCGAAGAAAGGGCGTCACATGCTGAATGAAGCAAAAACCCAAACCAAGACAATAATATTGAAAGCGCTGATTGCCGCGCGCCGTGGTGACATCACCGTGTCTCTTAAGCTTCCGGGTGACACTACGCTTGGCGGTTTGCATGTCGCCTGTCTGCGCGCTGTCAGTGACCAAGCGCCTGAGTATTCGGGAAAGCCGATTTCAAACCTTCAATATGATGTGAGGGCAAACGCATGAGCCAGTTAGATAAATCTAAGTTTGAACTTTTGTGGGAGTGCTACAGGTCCGGTCAATTTGGTGAGAAAACCCTTGAATGGCACAAACGCCACACAGTCGGATTTAAAGAATTTCTTGCGGACCACTTTGAAAGTGGAGCCGAGGCATGAGCAAGACAAGCCCCATTCTCTATTCACCCGCCATGGTGCGCGCGCTGATTGATGGTTTTAAAACCCAAACACGCCGTTTCGTCACATCACCGCTCGCGAAAGCTGAAATTGGCGATATCCTTTATGTCCGCGAATGTTTCCGCGCGCCTAAGTTTCTCGATCATATTGCCCCGCGTAATTTTTCCTCTGAAATCCCGCTTTATTTTGAAGCCGATGTTTACGACAAAGAATTTCGGCAAAGCCTTGGGCGTTTACGCCCTGCTATGCACATGCCTCAAATCTTTAGCCGTGTTTGCCTGACGGTCACAGATAAGCGGTTTGAGCGCGTCACAGACATCACCACAGATGATGCAAAAGCCGAAGGCCTGCGCCCCATCAGCAAAGATGGTGAATCCTTTCAATATGGCATTCCTGATTTTGACGGATATCCCGGAACGGATAATATCGGTTGGGCGTGGCCTGAATGGAATGAAGATCCACGCCAAGCCTTCGCTTATCTTTGGGACACGCTTCACGGCAACAACAAAGACGAAGCCTGGGCAGACAATCCCGAAATTGTTGCCCTGACATTCACCCCTCATTTTCAAAACTTCGCGCAAAGAAAGGCGGCATAATGGCCTTTGAACCAAGCACACCCAAAGAAGGCGAACCGTCATTTACGTTGATGGCGCGTGACCCCGAAGCCCCGCATTTGCTCAGAGCATGGGCATACCGCCGTTGTGGTCAACACGCCTTGGCGCAGCAAGAAGCCGCCAAAGCCGAAGCACTTACAATGCGCTCAGAGCCGCAACAATCAGGTGACCCTCAAATCATCTCAGCATTTCGCATCGCTGATGAAATGGAGAGCTATTTTCGTGACCAAATCGTGAATGGTGGGACACAATGAAGCAGAGTGAAATGAAACTCGCCGTCCGCACATATCGCCGTCATGCAAAGCGTTTCACGGAACTGCGCCTGCACGATGAAGCCAACGTTATGACTGAAAAAGCGGATGAATATGAGGCCATGCTTGCAAAGTCAGAGGCCGCGTAATGCTAGAGAACCCTTTACATTTCACGCCTGATATTCGCATCGGAGATATTTTTTCTCGACTGCTCGAGATCCCAAACGACAGCGTTGATTGCATAGTTACATCACCCCCTTATTGGGGATTGCGGGATTATGGTGTTGATGGCCAGCTTGGACTTGAGCCCACATTACGTGAGCATATCGAAACGGTTGTAAAATACTGCGAAGAGTTAAAACGAGTCCTTAAGCCAGAGGGAACATTCTGGCTTAATTATGGAGATTGTTATGCAACGACTCCAAATGGTCGATCTGCAGCTGACACAAAAATAGCAGGTAAGGACGATAGAACATTTAGAGACAAACCTTTTTCAACAATCCAAGGAAAATTGAAATCAAAAGACCTTTGCATGGTTCCAAATCGCATTGCGATTGCTCTTCAAGATGCAGGGTGGTGGGTACGTTCAGAAATTATATGGGCTAAACCAAACCCAATGCCAGAGTCCGTTAAGGACAGGCCAGCTTCCAGCCATGAGAAATTATTCTTACTTACTAAGTCTGCACGATATTATTATGATGCTGATGCAGTCAGGCAAGGTTTAGCAGACAGCTCCATTGCTAGATTGTCTCAAGATATTGAAAATCAAAAAGGCTCAAATAGAGCCCATGCCGGAGCTAAGACTAACGGGAATATGAAAGCCGTTGGCGGCAAGCGTATGAAAACCACGCGGGGACTCCCACCTCGCCACGCGAAAGGTGGTCATCATCATACCAACATAGATCAAGTGGAACGCGGTTCACGTAATTTGAGAAATTGGGAGCCTGTGCCTGCGGTTGACCAACCCGAAGTTTGGAAAATTGCAACGATGCCATTTAAAGCGGCTCATTTTGCTACTTTCCCCCCTGCACTGGCTGAAAGGTGTATCAAAGCGGGCTCTCCGGCCGGAGGTTTAATACTTGACCCATTCGGCGGCGCAGGAACCACAGGGCTTGTTTCTAATCGCCTGCAACGGCGATCAATACTTATTGAGCTAAACCCTGATTATGCTGAAATAGCAAAAGGGAGAATCCATGACGATGCGCCTTTGTTTATGGACGGAGCCGCATAATGGCGATGTTCCAAGAATATACGCGGCGAGAAACCAAGGCGCGCAAAGCGCATATCTGCGCCGAATGTAAAACGCCGATTGAAAAAGGCACAGTTTACATTCGCAATGGCCAAAAATTAGGCCATGAATTTTCCACTGTCGCCCGACATAGCGATTGCTTGAATGTGGCTGACAGGTTTTCAGGCATGTTGATGACGCATCAGGGTTTTCGGATGTTCCTTGTCGCAGGCATATCAAGAAACCCGAATATCTGGCCAACTATACGCGACAGCATATGTGATGAATTTCCCATGGTCATAGAGCGCATGGCGAAAGCGGGGCTGTCATGACAGAAGCTGCAGCGGCGCAAAACTCAATATCTCGAATGCTGGCCTTTGGACAACGCGCGCGCGCCGTCATGATCGAGAAAGGCCTGAACAAAGCTCGCCGCTCATGCCCCTGGTGCAAGGCCAAAGGCGGTTTGGAAATCCATTACAACGAAAAATTCAATCCTGATTTCACCATCAAATGCACGGCTACGCCTAATTGCATGGATTACAAAGAGAGAAAGACAACGCCGAAATGAGCAAGCCAGATAAAATAAATCATCCGGCGCATTATAATCAAGGCGCAATAGAGCCCATTGGTTACATCGAGGCCAATGACCTGAATTTCTGTGAAGGCAACGTGGTCAAATATGTCACGCGCTATCGTCACAAAAACGGAGTTGAGGATTTAAAAAAAGCCAAGTGGTATTTAGAGCGCCTGATTGCAGGGGCGTCAAAATGATTGTCACCCGTCACGCAAGGAAAAGAATCCGTCAGCGGCTTGGCCTAAATAAATCGGCTGTACAATCTATGGCCGATCAAGCTGAGACACATGGGCATCCGTCCACTGATTTCACTGGGCGTTTCAGGCTCTATATGGATGATTTCCACAAGAATTTAGGCCCTGCAGATAAAGCCATTTATCACAATGGATATATTTTCCTGTGTGAGAGTGAGCGCCTGATTACCGTGTTCCCTGTGCCGTCAGAGTTTCGTGGCGTGAAGCCAAAGACAAAGGCTGCGCAATCATGACCTATTGCGCGTTCATCAATGCCCAACAAACAACTACGGCCTGTTCTACTTTGATATCAGGTGACACATCCTCTGTTGGAATACCTTCATTCAAACATGCCTTTAATTCAGTCCCTAAATTTTTCACGGCAGTGATGTCTGAGTTTCGAGGCTCTTTCAAAAGTACATATGCGATATATTGGGAAAATTCCGTTTGGTTCGTCTCTGAAACACTAGGCCACTCTCTAAGAGTTTTTTCAGATATAGCTTTCATGTTGTGTCGGAGTGAATCCGCGTCATTAGACGAAATTGGCGTTTCATCACCGCCGCTGCACATTGACAACAAACCGACAGCAAGAAATCCCAAAATAATCACACCAAGGCAACCGGCCAAATATTCTTTGGCTGAAACGCCCGGATTTTTAACACCGCAATGCGGACAGGTTTTAGCTGACGGAGCCACTTCATTTCCACAGGATTTGCACGGCACAAGCTTAGACATAGTTTCACCTCAAAATTGTAGGGGTATTGACCACATTTTGAGCGCCATTGTCAAAGCTCATAATTCTGGTGGGCGTTTTTTCACCCGTTTTTCATTGACCACACGATTATTTGGACGTAATAAGGAATCAGCAAACGGCAAAATCCGTTTGTCGGGATTGAAACCCCATCTGTATCAAGGCGTCCAACCGCCGAAGAACCATCGTGCGGTTTTTTCTATGGGTCGGACGTTAGAGGGCGCTTCGGCGCGCCGTTTCCTTGATACGGTAGTTTCAATCTCTTTCGTTCGGCTCACCAGAAAATTGAAACTTTCCGAGCCTGACTTGACATTAAATCAAGGAGCCTCGGCCATGACCGAATTGCGTAAGACTGCGCGTCAGAAAAAGATGTCAGCCATCGTTTTAGAAAACGAACTGTCAGACATTTTCGACCTTATCAAAATCACCCATCAAATCGCCGTCAATAAAGACAATGAAATGTCGCCTTATGACGATGACCCTGACAGAGCGCTATTCGCCTCTGTGTCATTCCTGCGCGAGAAGACCGCCAAATTTGAAGCCCTTTATTATGGCAGCTCCAAAAATAAGGTAATCGCATGACAGATTTAAAAAGCGAAATAGAAACGGCGCAAATAGAAGCGCAAACGGCATTGATAAAATTATTTATGCTGGAAAACCCACAATCAAAACTGGATATTTTAGCATTTCCTGTTGGTGAAAAAATAACCATTTATTGGCCTTTAGACCAAACTGAAAAAACCAAGGACGTGATAATAAAAGGATATTCTGTTACCTACACAATTTTGTGGCTTAAACAGCTTAATGTCATCTTTGATGTAACTACAACACATCAGCGCCCAATCAGTGATTTGATGGATGCCATAATTGACAATGAGGAGAAATCCTCATGAGCCAAGCTACCTTTGAAATTGTCAGCGATATTCCGATTCCTAAGCGTCATTTATCGGGCCGTGCGGGGCCGCAAGGTGATGAAATATCCCAAACCATAGACAGGCTTGAAATCGGGCAATCCTTTTTTATTCCGAATATAGAAGTGCGAGCGCTGACAACACGGCTGCAAAGCGCCAAGGGCAGAAATTACGCCAATTACACCTATCGCAAAGAAGGCGAATTTGGCGCGCGCGTGTGGCGCAAGGCTTTGCCTACGCACATCCTGAAACGGGGGCTGTCATAATGGTTCCGATGACATCAGGCGAGCGCATGAAAATTGTGAAATTCCACGATCAAGGATGGTCCGAAGCTGAGATTGCCTCGCGGCTCAACCGAAAACGGCGGGACGGTTATTTAAAAGACAAAAATCTATCTGATTTGACTCCAAATTGTGTGTCCGAATGGCTTGGTTTTTTTAAAGGGAGTCAAGTATCGGCATGAGAACTGATATATTAGAAGATATCAAAAAACGCCTTGTTTCTGAATTTAAGTTCAAAGCTAAGGGCGAATGGCTGCAACAGGGCAAATGCCCGTCTTGTTCAGCCAAAGAGCTTTACACGCATGGCGAAACGCCTTGGGTGATTAAATGTGGCCGCATGAATAAATGTGGATATGAGCGTCACGCCAAAGACCTCTATCCTGAATTATTCGAGAATTTCAACAAGCGCTACACGCCGACAATGGAAAATCCGAATGCCACGGCTGATGCCTATATGGAAATCGCGCGCGGCTTTAATCCGGCAAAGCTGCGCGGGTGGTATCGTCAGGAAAAATTCTGGCACCCCAAAGGCGACAAAGGCACGGCGACAGTGCGTTTCGATATTGACCGCGAGGCCGATATTCACATGGAACGCTTGGTTGAAGCCGTCACAGTCACGAATGAGGATGGTTCCCGCACACTGCGCAAGGCTCATTTTAAGGGCAAACATGGCGGGTTATGGTGGCAACCGCCTGGCATGGTGTTCAAGCCCAATGATACGGTTTGGCTTGTCGAAGGGTGCATGGACGCCATTGCCCTGAATATGAACGGCGTGAAAGCTGTCGCCATATTGTCATGCGGCAATTATCCGAAAATCAAACTCGAAGAGCACAAAGCCAAGAACATCACATGGATTTTCGCGCTAGATAATGATGCGGCCGGAAAGCGCTTCACTAAGAAATGGGTGAAAAAGGCGACTGATGCCGATATGAAGGCGGGCGCTGCGCAAATTCCAACAACCAAATCTGACGCAAAGATTGATTGGAATGACCTTCACATTGACCGCAAATTAGAGCCTGAGAACATCAAGGATTATCTCTATTATGGCGATGTCCTGATTGCGCGCTCTGCGTGGCAAAAGGCCATGTTGATTTGGGGCTATACCAACAAAAACCAATTCTGTTTCTCATTCAACAGCCGCCTCTATTGGTTCAATGTCGATATCGACAAGCTGACAAAGCACATCAATGACATTGCAGAGGCGAGGCCTGAGCTGGAAGAAGAGGAAGTGCGCGCCGCGGCGATTAAACAATCAGGCGCGCTCAATCAGATTTGTAACTGTTATCCTGATTTTCTCTATTACCTGACGCATAAGGCCACGAATGAGAGTTGGTATTATTGCAAAATCGCATTTCCCAATGGCCGTCCGTCCATCAAAACAACATTTTCAGGAACGCAAATTTCATCATCAGCCGAATTTAAGAAACGGCTTTTGACGGCCACACCGGGCGGACTCTATACGGGCGGCGGTCCGCAGCTCAACTGGATCATTGAAAATGACCTCAATAATATCAAGCAAGTCGATACGATTGATTTTGTCGGATATTCCAAAGACCACGGCGCTTACATCTATAATGATTTTGCCGTCAAAGACGGGAATTACATCAAGGCCAATTCAGAGGATTATATTGAGATTGATAAGCTATCCATCAAGACACTGAGCGGAAGTTTCAAATTTGAGATTGGCAAACGCCATGATTATAACAGCGAGTGGCCTGAGCTGATTTATAAAGCCTTTGGCGTGAAAGGCCTTGTGGCGCTTACGTTTTGGTTTGGCTCGCTCTTCGCAGAGCAAATCCGCGCGGCTCAAAAGTCATATCCGTTCCTTGAAATTGTGGGCGAAGCGGGCTCAGGGAAAACAACGCTGATTGAATTTCTTTGGAAAACATTTGGCCTTGAAGATACCGAAGGTTTTGACCCGTCAAAATCAACCTTTGCATCTATTCGCCGTAAATTCGCGCAAGTCTCAAATATGCCGATTGTCTTGCTCGAAGGTGACCGCGAAGATGCGAGCAAATATAAGAAATTCGACTTCAACCAATTAAAGGACAGCTATAATGGCCGCGCCTTTGGTGAGCGAGGAATCAAGAACGGCGGCAACGAAACCTATGCGCCGGCGTTCAAAGCCGCCATAGTCATTGCGCAAAACGCTGATGTCCAAGGCTCTGACGCTGTCTTGCAACGGATTGTCCATTTGAACTTCGATAAATCAGGCCACACGCCTGACACGCGCGCCGCCTCTGACGCCCTAAATCAAATCCCTGTCAATCACCTGTCATATTTTCTGCTCAAGGCCATAGGCCAAGAGAAAGGCGTGATGGAGCACATCAAAAACAATACGCGCCGCTATGAGAATGAACTTCTATCACATCCCAATATCAAAAACATTCGGATAGCGAAAAACCACGCGCAAATCATGGCGATTGCAGATTGCATGGTGAAAGTCACAGGCCTTGGTGATCGATATAAACAAGAGCTGCATGATTATATTGAAAGCTTGGCCATCCAAAGAGAGCGCGCCGTCAAAGCCGATCACCCACTATTGCAAGAGTTTTGGGACACCTTTGAATATCTCGACAATCTTGGCGAATATCAAAACCGTCTCGATCATCACAGAGATGATGGACTTATTGCGGTCAATCTCAATCACTTTGTGCGCGAGGCGGCGAATGAGAAACAGCAAATTCCTGCATTGGCAGAATTAAAACCACTCTTGAAGCAAACCAGAACGCACAAATTTCTCGGCATTAAAGCCGTCAATTCCAAAATCAACGCGCGCGGAAGTTTCGGGCCAACAACAGTGAAATGCTGGATATTCAAAAAGAAGGATGGATTGTAATGACTGACTCTTTCGATTTTCAGAAAACAAAGGTTTGTAAGGCAGCGAAAGAATATCAATGCTGTGAATGTGAAACCGTTATCCATATTGGCGACAAATATCAAAATATGTTTGGTGTCTATGAGGGCTATGGAGACACATTTAGAACGTGCTTGCGATGCGTTGAAGTTAGGTCGCAAGTTCAAAAGACATTTGAAATAGATGTCATGCCAATTGCCGATATGATGCAGGCTGTCAGTGATGAAATCGAATATAGTGACCGCCTCGAAGTCACAAAACAGAAACTTCAAGATATAAGTTTTTGCCAAGCCCATCAAAAACAAGTTGATGAATGGCTTGCTGAAAATGACCCTTGGTGCGTATCTGGTTGCGGGCAATTTAAACAATCATTTCAACCTACATGTGGTGATGCTCACTGTGTCGCCAAAGAACAATGGGGCATGTGATAGTGGAAATAGATTCCACCATAAAACCAATTTCAATGTCGGTTAAAGACGCTGTCAAGATGACAGGTTTAGGCGAGCGTACAATTCGGGGACTCATCAGCTCAGGCGATATCCCAAGCGCACTCGTCTCCGGCCGCAGGCTTGTCTTTTATGACGGCCTAGAAAAATTCATCAAAGGAGAAATGTCATGACAAGTAAAAATGAAGGCCCATATTTAATCATGAAACGTGGTCTATATTACAAGCCAAATAGTTGTGGTTATACTGGCGTGAAAGATAGGGCTGGAAGATACTCGCTCACTGAGACTGCCGTTCACTTTCCAAATGTGTCTGATAGCGGCCTGTCATATATCCATGAAGACGAAGCGCCAGATTACAGCGAGGCGTGTTGGGACGATGTAAAACAAGAACACATCATTGAAAAAAAAGATGCTGAAATATTGGCTCTTAAAAATGAAATACTGGAGCTGAAAAGTGCATAATTTACGTGAGACATCTATAAAGCAAATTACACTTCTTGAAAACGGCCATGTCAGTGAAGAGGTCGCGCAATCAGCCTTCGATATAAGTGAACTTGTGGCCAAACATATTCGAGATAGCGATTTGTCAGTTAAAGAAATGGTCCGTTCATTAAGGCTTTCAGGCATGATTGTTTTGCAGCTTGTCGAAACATTTGAAAATGAGGTTCAAAGCTGATGGCCCTATTCACAACACTAAAGGGCCTTAAGAGCCGGGCCAAAAAACTAAAAAAAGAAAAAGCGATTCCACACGGCCAAGCCTTAGAGGTTGTTGCACGTCTTGGCGGATATCAAAGCTATCAACATGCTTATAAAAGTCTTTCAGGTGATTAGATAATCACACCATGCCTGCATTAATTCACGGCGCTTTTCCAAGCCCTTACTGCGCCGATAGGCGCGGCGCACAGATGAACCAACTTTGTGCGCCAAAGACAATTCAGATATTTCATCAGGGAAGTCAGTACAATCAGACGCCCAATCCTTAAATGTTGACCGAAATCCATGCGCCGTGACGGGCTCATTCATATGCTTGAGCGTGGATCTAAAAGCATTCTCAGAAAATCCCTTGCCCTTATATGGAAAAACAAGGCCCTCTGATTTCTCAGGAAGTACATCAATCATGCCAGGCGTCAAAGGGACTACGTGATCTTCGGCGTTACTTTTCATGCGCGGCGCAGGGATTGTCCATAGCCCCTTATTCAAATCAAATTCATCCCATGTCGCAAATCTAACCATATGAACGCGAGACGCTGTCAGGATTGTGAAAGCGAAGGCCATCTTTGCATCATAATTTCCCGATAAAAGGCGCTTAAAAAAATGGGGCGCGTCAGCATAAGCGAGAGCTGAGTGGTGTTTCACCTTGGGCTTATACTCGGGCAACACATATTCAAGAAAGCCCTTCCATCTCGCAGGGTTTTCGCCGCTGCGCCATTCCATGACCGTAGCAAGGTCAAGAACTTGCTCGATCATACTTCTTGTCAGTTTTGCCGTGTGGTTTTTTGAAAACCAAATTGGCAAGAGAACGGATTCAATATCCTTGATTGTGACCTTATCAACATGGATGCCGTGCAAGGGCTTGGCATATTCTAAAAGCCCTCTGCGCCATTTAGGTTCTGATTTTTCGGAGGTCCAACTTTTCTTGCGGCGGGCTATAAGCATAATGGCCACATCCTTAAACGTATGGCTCTCAGATGAACGGTTTATGCAATTCTTTGGGTCGCGGCCTTCGGCAACGGCCAACCGGCATTCCGCGGCGATGCTGCGCGCCATCCCTATATCAAATGTGTGAACGGCCCCAATGGTTATATCCTGAGCTTTCTTGTTTTGATAATGACGGAATATCCAAGACTTGCCGCCTGACTTTCTCACGCGCAGATACAGGCCGCCGCCGTCAGCCTGATAGCCAACTTTGGATGTCCGCTGGACGCCAAGAGGCGTCAATTTATGTATCTGGCTCATACGCGCTACGTTCAGGACTACGTTTGGCGCTGCATTCAGACACAGTGCCTTGCAGCCATATGCAGGATGAAAGGCTAAATTGTCAATAAAATCAGGTGTTTTTACGCCTCATTGCATTTGTGTGCAGTGCTGTGCAGAGGAGATTGGCGCACCGGGGA